TGACCTTGGCTGCGTCGATGCTGGCCTGCTTGTCTCTGCTCAGGCCCATCGCCTTCTTCCAGCTCGCAGGCGTGACGTAGTGCACCGGCACGCCGACGCTGAACACCAGAGCCTCGATGCCACCCAGCACCCGCCCGAACTGGAACGAGCTGCTGACGCCCTGCTTCGGCATCGCGTGCACCGCCTCGATCACAGCGACATCAAACGGCACCATGCAATCGCCCCACCACTCGACGACCGCGCGGGCATCGACCTGCTTCTTGCCGCGCAGCTCGACGACCGGCATCCGCGTGCCCTTCACCAAGCGCCCGCCGTGCACGATCGCCAGACCACCGGCCTGACCGGGATCGACCCCTAGAATACGTTTGCTGCTCATGCTACCATCCTCCTGTCCATGTGGTGTGGGCAGAGCTTAACAGCTCCGAAGGCCTCGGTCGATCTGGAAACTCCTCCCCCAGATGCTGACCGAGGTCTTTGTGTTTTTTGGCCCTCAAACTTACTCGATCGGAACACCTGCAAGCCGCCCCAAAGTGGGCCTAAGGTGCAAACCGTAAGGCCCCCCTTTAGGGGGGCAGCATTTGCACCTAAATAACCCATTGATTTTATTATATTATGTTGGTGCACAGGTGCAAAACCTAAACGTATGTAACCCATTGATTTCATTACCTTTCATTGGAACGAGGTGCATGCACCTCTTGCACCTTGCACCTCAGCTGCTGACCCCTCGACATGGTTCTCGCGGAAGAACTGATCGATCGCGGTCAGGGTCACAAAGTGCTCCCCCTCGCCCAGCATCGACACTAGGGCGCTTGCCCATGCCACCCGCTGCCCAGCGTCTGCCAGCGCGGTCACGCCGCTCAGCGCGTCCTCAAGCTCGTCCTCAGCATCAGACAGCGGCACCCACTGCAGCGCACCGATCGGCTTGCCTCCGGTCTTCACAGGGTGCGACACGAACCTGTAGGCCGTGGCAGGCAGCGTCTCGCCTTCGCGCTGCTTGGCGTGCTCAGTCAGAATGTAGCGGCCCAGCTGCCCATCACGCTGCATCTGGAAGAGCTTGCGTCGGTTGTCCTTGGCGGCTTTGCCCACCCTGCACGATGGCGGTAGGTACGGGAACAGCGTGAAGCCCTCGTCGAGCGCCGAGAAAATCGCGCCTGACCCACGCCATGCGTTGCTGTCTCCGCTGAGCGCGTCCGGTGCTTCGCTGCGGTCCTTGGGTGTATGGTGGATGAACATCACGGCAGCGCCCGTGTGCTGCGCGATGTACTGGAAGCAGGTGATGATCTGGTCGACCGATGACGCACTATTCTCTTCCTCGCCGCCCAGCGTGTTGAACGGGTCGAAGATTACCAGCTCGATGTCGTCCTCCTTGACCTTGTCGATGATTGCGTCGAGCAGCTCGAGGTCAGGCACCAGCAGGCCATCGTGCTGCTTTAGAAACCGCACGCGGCCTGCGTCCTTGCCCCTGACCCATGACCGCTTGCCACCCACCAGACCGTTGGCGTGCATCGCCGCCTTGATCCTGCGCTGCAGATCCTCGCCCTTTTCCTCATTGGCAAAGTACAGAGTCGAGATCGGCTTGTTGGCTGCTGGCAGCCCCATCAGGTCGGTGCGCCCAGTCAGCAGGCAGGCTATGAGCAGCGCTATGTATCTGGTTTTGCCCACGCCGCTGGGCCCTGCGATCGAGATCAGGTCGCCCGCGGGGATCATGTCGTCTATAATCCAGTCGATGTCTGGCAACTCAGCGCTCAGCAGGCGGTCACCGTCAATCGCGACATACTCACCGTCATCCAGATCCACCTTCGGCATTTCTGGTGCCTTGGGTCGCAGGTAGTGCATGACAGTTCCGCCCCGCATCGGCGTCTTGCCGCTGGCCAGCACCTCTTCCGGTGAGGCTGCGTTGTCCCACATCTTTGTGGCCTCTGCCTGCAGCGCATCTTTATCCGCACCGGGAATCTGCCAGCGCATGCACCAGCCGACCCACGCCTCGCGTGCAGCCGCCTCGTGGTCTGTGCCGTGTGTCTCGAAGTGCAGTGCGTGACCAATCGCCAGCCACTCCTCGCGATCCTCGATCGTGTTCTCTGCATTGCGCACCGTCTCGATCAGCCGATCGGCGCCCTCACCCCTGCCAGCCATCAGCAGCTGCGACGCCATCGGGTCGACATCGACCTGCACCTTGGTGGGGAACCAGTCAGGCAGCTCCGCAGCTGGCTCGTCATTGCCCCACTGGTACACTCCGTTCTCGAAGCGCGATGGCGGCAGCACGACCAGCCCGTTGTGCTTGATGTCGACGCCCTCGTAGCCGCCGAACTTGCCCGGGAACTGGTTGTCGCCTGCCTCGAAATAGTGATGCTCGCCACCGCTGGCTGAGCTGACCATCATTGTGGGTTCGATCACCCGGTCCCAGTTGCACTCTTCCTTGTAGAGATCGAGGTCAAGCACCACTAGATCGTTGATGTCTGGGCACATGCCGATGTTGTCATCTGGGTGGTCATCCCACCACTTCTCGACGTCTTCGACCGTCATCCGCTTCTTGCGGTAGCCTTTCACCGCCGGGATCTTGGTGCCTGCGCGGCATGGGAAGATCCAGAAACCATCCTCTGCCAGCTCGATCGCTGCTTGTTTTAGTTCGTTCATGACGCACTCCATCTAGTGTTGACGGGGAGCCTCGAGACGAGATATGGTGGCAGTGCTCATTACTGCCGGGGGCTCGTCTCACAGAACCTCCCTGAACTGGCCCCGCCGCTCACCCGGTGGGGCCTTTTTCTTGGACCCCCAGCATAGGCGTGGCACCATGCTCTGGTCAATCCGACAAAATTTTTTCGTTACCCCCTTGTGTGATGCTGATCAGCATCATAAGCTCCTGCCACCACACCACAGGAGACTACACTATGAACTTTGACAGCATCCCCCTCGACGCCCGCGTTGAATACAATGGGCAGCGCTACGCCGCCTGCAGCCGCACCGAGCGCGAGCTGATCGAGCGCCAGACCGAGGCCTTCGGCCTGCTCGACAGCAGGGGCCGCGAGATCGGCCACGCCTACACCATCACCCGCGAAGTCTGGGTGCCCGACGCCAGCAGTTACACCCTGATCCGCGCCGAATACCTCGGGGGCCGTCTTGACGAGACCTACCTCGTCGAGCCCCACGCCCAGCGCGACGGCACGGCCTTCGGCGCGATGCCGACCGCCAGCTACAAGCGCTTCCGCACCATCGACGAAGCCCGCAAGTACGGTCGTCGTGTTTTCGACCGCGCTTACAAGAGGGCACTTAAAAAAGCACAGGTCTCGGCGTAAGCCGGGGCCACCCACCACACCACAGGAGACCACACCATGAAAATGACCATGTACAAGAACGTCGACGGCGGCACCTCGCTGATCAGCCAAGACAATGCCTTCGCCGAGATCCGCGAGCTGGGCAGCACCTTCGCCATTGCGCTGGCCGAGCGCGGGCACGACACCAAGGAGAGCGACTTGATGTCCGGGCTCGCCGCCTACCACATACTCAAGCTCGAGGGCGAGAGCCCGCGCCTCGACGCCGCGCACCGCATCGTGCTGCGCGAGATCACCGGCATCATGTTCGAGCGCGCGCGTGCTGCCGCCGGAGCTTGAGGCGGAACTGGCAAGGCTGGGGGTCAAGCGGCCCCCGCCACCGCCCAAGCCGCAAACGAAATATCCGAAACCATGGGTGCCAGCCTATGCTGGCGAAGACCCGCCCTTCTGAGGAGATCCACATGTTCACTGCAGCCACATGCCTTGCGATGGCACTGTACTACGAGGCCCGCGGCGAAGGCCCCGACGGCATGCTCGCCGTTGCCGAGGTCGTCATCAACCGCGTCGTGCATCCTGACTTTCCGCCCACTGTGTGCGAGGCGGTCAAGGAAGACCGCGGCCCGGAGCCGTACGACTGCCAGTTCTCGTTCTATTGCGACGGCCTGCCCGAACGCCCGACGGATCTGGTTGCGTGGTCAACCGCCCGTGACATCGCGCATCAGGCGCTCGACGGAGAGGTTCTGGGTCACGGCGCGACCTACTACCACGCCACCAGCGTGCGCCCATACTGGGCTGACCTCTTCACGCCGATCGGGCAGATTGGCGACCACATCTTCTATACTGACGAGACGCGCTGCGTGCTGCCCTTTTGCTCACCGCGGCCCGTCGCCAGACCGGAGGGCCTGATCAATGACTGAGCTACGCGAACTGACCGGATCCTTTGATCTATGGGCGCGCGATGCCATGCCCGGGTCGAAGATCAT